CTCTAAAGAAAATTGAGAAGAATGTCAAGTTGCATTATGAAGCAATACCGAACTGCCATGCTAAAATAGCTTGCACAATGATATTTGGATGTGCATATCGAGGCGTGTGCTATCCACGCAAATGTGGACACAATGGTCTATTAGCTGTAACTAATAGATTTTTGCTGGAATATTACAACCCAGATAAAGAAGTTTTTCTCTTAGAAGTTGAAAGACTCGAAGAGATGTACCCAATCTTATTATCATTAATACTACAACAGAAACCAAATCAGGGACTGCCAAACGAACCGTTAAAAATAGATTTCCCAGAGTGGAACTCTAAATACCCATTTGCCAAGCGTTTAGCGAATCAAAAATTCGTTGAAGAGATTGGTATGTATGGGCGGATATACCGCCAAACACAAACAATGAGTTCATTTGTTAAATGGGAAGCCTTTTTGGCAAGTAACGGTTTAGATGTGAAGGAATTCACCCCTAGATTAATCCAACCAGCCCCACCACAATATCAAGTCATGTTAGGACCTGCATTTTCAGCTTTTATGGACAGGCTTAAAACTTATTGTGATAGTGGATTTGACTCTTTCAATGAGTTCACGTTACGTGAACCACATATAGTCATAGGAACAACATGCAACATCCATGACCTAGGTCGCTTGGTAAAACAAGCTAAGACCTTAGGATATACAATCATACACATGGGTGATTTTGATAGATACGACGCTAGTCAACGTATAGAAATAGAGAACGTTAGAACTTGGATCCTTAGAGATTTTGGTTTTGACGAAATTCTGTTGGCACTAAGAACAATGGAATTTAAGTGTCCTGGAATAATTGAACACATTATTTGGTACTTACGCACAGGAGGTATGCATTCAGGATCTCCTGGCACATATTCTATGAATACTGTGCTAACTATTTTAATCGTTTTATATGTCTATTTAAAACATGATAAAAAATTTAAAACTGATCTCGCTAAGAAATCCATTATATGGATATCAGGCGATGATTTTACTGGGTTTTGCAAATCCCAGGTTGATCATGACTATTTCAATAAAATTATACACAGGTTGTCCTTTTCTATCAAATCATTGACAACCAATGTGGACGCCCTTGAATTCTGTCAAATGTTGGCATACCCAACCGGGATCGAGGAGTACACATTGGGACCTAAAACTGGTCGCGTGATGGCAAAAACATTCTACCTACAACCGAAGCATTCGAAAATGGACGAAATGATCCATTGTAGATCCGTTTGTAAAGGTTTGTACTGTTCAGTTCAACATATACCAGTTTTATCTAATTTTATTAATCGGATATTATATTTAACACAAGGCATCATCGCCGATCCAATCGCTTACATCGATATCCATAAAATTGGATCTTTATACCCAGTCAAACAAACTAAGGAAACTAGGGAGTGGTATTGTCAAAGATATGACATAACACACCCAGAATTGAGCCAACTGGAAGAATACGTTGATGGTATGCGTGCTAGACAAGCACTCGACCATCCTATATTAAACAAAATTTTGGATATAGATGTACCTTTGAAAGACGTGCCAAGCATGCCTATAGTCAACCCATTTGTCAATTGGAAAACATCCCACCATATGAATATTTTTACATCATCAATATATATGGGGATGTGTTTAGCTAATGACATTGTAGAAGTGGCAGAAATAACAGGCAGAGCAGCCAAAAGGGCATTAATTAGTGTTAAAAATGGACTTGTCGAATCAGCTAATGTCATATCTGATGATATGACTGAAGTTGTTTTCCATGAGGGTGATGTAGTTATAATACCACCAATATTAAATGTCGCGTACAAAACTATTAATTTCTTTACAGCTGTCAAAGAATATAGTATTGAGGGATGGAATAAATTCGTCACCACAACAAATGAAACATATGACCATGAATTCATTGGATCCGTTCCTGCACAATTAACAGGATCCGTGGTTGGTATAGCCAGCCTCATTCAAACCAAAAGCGAAAATATTGCCAAAAATAAAAATGTATGGAATATAGTTAAAAATTTCCTCTTTACAACTAAGTCACAATTACAAAAATCAATAAGTGATGAAACACAACGCACACAGGCGAGTCTCACATATTCATTTGCTTTAATAAATGCAAGCTTTATATTAGTATTTCGTAAAATACTGTTTCGATCTTTTGCTCAAAACTTTCCAAACGCCAAAGGGCGCATGTTTTATATGAACTTTATATTACATATCACGTTAGGACCAATATTTGAAGAAGTTTTAAAACGTTATTGGAAACCATTTAACTTAATTTTGTT